ACTTAGTAGATATAAAAAAGAGAAAGGCTTAATAGATTACAATGACATGCTGGAACAATTTATTGAACAAGATATATCACCGTCTTTCGACGTGTTATTTATTGACGAGGCACAAGATCTTTCACCCTTACAATGGAGAATGGTTAGAACGTTATGGGGAAAAGCAAACAAGACCTATATTGCTGGTGATGATGACCAGGCTATTTTTAAATGGGCTGGTGCTGATGTTGATACTTTTATTGCACTTAAAGAAGAAGTAGATTACGTCGACACATTAAACCAATCTTACAGAATACCTGGTGGACCAATACATGAATTGTCACAACAGATAATTAGAAATGTTTTTAACAGATATGACAAAGACTACATGCCAAGACAAGAGATGGGTGATCTTACAAGATACTCTGACGTCACACAGGTAGACATGTCACAGGGTGAGTGGCTGGTGTTGTCAACTGCCAATCATTTTTTAGATAACATAAAAGATTTATGTGAGCTACAAGGTTGGTACTATTCACACAAAACAAAAAACTCTATCAAACTAGATTTACTTCTTGCAATACAAACCTGGGAGAGATGGAGAAACGGTGAACAACTATTACCAGTCGCATCAATAAAAAATATTTATTCTTATCTCGGAGAAAACGTGACTAAGGGTTATCAGAAAGGTAACACTTTTGATGAGAACGAAGAAGGATATTATATCGAAGAGTGTCTCGAGAACCACGGATTACAAACACAAGATGTTTGGTACAAAGCGTTTGCAGGTTTGGATACCAACACAGAAAATTACATTCGTAATATGCTAGCAAACAGAGAAAGTTTTAAACAAAACCCACGAATAACTTTATCAACAATACATGGAGCAAAAGGAGGTGAAGCTGACAATGTATTACTTTTACCTGATATTACTAAGTCTGCTCTTGACCACAACGATATTGATCCAGACGAACTACACCGTCTATTCTATGTTGCTGTGACACGTGCAAAGAAAGCATTGCACATACTAGAGCCAAAGAATTACGACAGAGCATACATGCTGTGAGATTTCACGAACACATAAAAGGTGACAAAGCAGAATATATAGCTGCGATGTGGTTGTGGGACCAAGGATACCTGGTTTGTAGAAACATGTCACAACAAGGCGCTGTTGATCTCGTTGCAATCAGAGAACACGAAGTTATACTGATAGACGTTAAATCAGTTTGTGTCAGAAAGAGAGATGGATACAAAATAAACAGATCGCTCACACCAATACAGAAAGTTCTTGGTGTCAATATTTTAAATGTAAATGTAGAAACAGGAGAATGTGAATATGTCTAACCCATACGATAACCAGGTCGGAGGCGACCATTACAAAAAATATAAGATACAGCCTAGTGAATTCATCAATAAAAACAAATTGTTATTTGCCGAGGGTTGTGCTATAAAATATATTGTAAGGCATCAGGATAAAAGAGGTAAAGAGGACCTCGAGAAAGCGAAACATTTTATCGATATGATAATAGAGAGAGATTACAGTTGAGAACACTGCAACAACCATTATTCACACCAGAAACTGAGTGGGTGCCACCAGATAGATTACCAGACTTATCTAGTCATAGCGAAGTTGCCATTGACTTAGAAACACGAGATCCAAACCTGTTAACTTTAGGCTCAGGCGCGGTAAGAAGAGACGGGGAGATAGTCGGCATAGCAGTCGCGGTCGAAGGCTGGTCCGGCTATTTTCCTATCGCGCACGAAGGTGGTGGGAACATGGACCGAGGATTAGTCCTGGATTGGTTTGAAGAGTTACTAAACAACACATCAACAAAAATATTCCACAACGCGATGTACGATGTATCCTGGATCAGATCACTTGGCTTTCACATAAACGGTGGCATCGTGGATACAATGATTGCTGCAAGTTTGATAGACGAGAACAGGTTTAGTTATACACTGGACTCTGTTGGTAAAGATTATATTGGCATGCGTAAGAATGAAAAACTTTTACAAGACGCTGCAAAAGATTTTGGTGTTAATGCCAAAGCAGAAATGTGGAAACTACCAGCACCGTTTGTGGGTGAGTATGCAGAGAAAGATGCAGAGATCACATTAAAGTTGTGGCATGCACTACAACATGAAATATCAAAACAAGATTTGTGGGATGTGTTTAATTTAGAAACTAATTTGTTTCCGTGCCTGGTCGATATGAAATTTCAAGGTGTGCGCGTTGATGTACAAAAAGCTATGTCTGTCAAGGCACAGCTACAAGAAACAGAAAAAAATTTATTACAAGATATAAATAAGATAGCAGGTTTTGACGTTGAGATCTGGGCTGCAGCATCAATTGCAAAAGCATTTGAAAAAGTAAAACTACCATACGACAGGACAGAAAAAGGTGCACCAAGTTTTACGAAAAATTTTTTAGCAACACATCCTGCTGAGCTACCAAAACTAATTAACGAAGCACGAGAGATTAACAAAGCCAACACAACCTTTATCGATACGATACTAAAGCACGAACACAACGGCCGTGTGCATGCTGAGATAAATCAGATACGATCTGATCAAGGCGGCACGGTTACAGGCAGGTTCAGTTACAACAACCCGAACCTGCAGCAGATACCTGCACGCCACAAGCATCTGGGCCCGCTGATTAGATCGTTGTTTATACCAGAGGAGAAACATAAGTGGGGTTGCTTTGACTACAGTCAACAAGAACCACGTATACTCGTGCACTTTGCATCACTGATGAGACTAGAAGGCACAGGCACAATTGTAGATGAATACAGGAGCGGCAGTGCAGACTTTCACCAGATGATCGCTGACATGGCCGGTATCGATCGTAAACAAGCAAAGACAATTAATTTAGGTATTATGTATGGCATGGGTAAGAATAAACTCATGGCAGAACTAGGACTTATGAAAGACGCAGCTGAGAAACTACTCAAGACATATCACCAGCGAGCGCCTTTTGTAAAAATGTTATCAGAAGCAGTGGCGCGACGTGCTGATGACTCTGGTAAGATTAGAACGATTGGGGGAAGACTATGTCACTTTGATATGTGGGAGCCACACGGGTTTGGTATTAAGAAGCCATTGCCACACGCTGATGCACTCAGGGAACATGGCCCGGGGATTAAACGAGCCTTCACATACAAAGCGCTTAACAAACTAATACAGGGATCAGCCGCCGACATGACAAAACAATCTATGCTGGCGCTGTACCGGGAAGGAATAATACCACATGTACAAATTCATGATGAACTTGATATCTCAATACCAAGCACTGAGAAGGCACAAAAAATTATTGATATTATGGAGCAAGCGGTCGAATTACAAGTCCCGAACAAGGTAGACTACGAGAAGGGGGAAAATTGGGGTGACATACAGTAATGAAGATCCGGTAGAAATTACACTAGGCATATGTGAGTCCTGTGATAATTACGTACCATTCCTTAGACTAGTCACAGGGAACGAGGACCGGGTTTACCAATGCCTAACCTGTAAGGCAAAGCACAAACAATATGTAAATGGTAAAGTTACATTCAGATATTTAGATGAGTTGTATTCTATTAAGAATGCCGGCGGCAGAGAATAGCCACCGACATATGAAGGTGAGAGATATTTGCATAATATTTTAAAATAATATCTTGTCAAATATAATATTTGCACTATATAATCCCATAGAATAATATAATAAGGAGGCAAAATGCCAGACATAAGTAAATTTAAATCAGTGTCAGTATCCACAGATACACACGCAAAACTTTCTAGCTTAGCACAAAATAAGTTTGAAGTGCCAGTTAGTGTACAAAAAATAATAGAATATTTACTACAGAAAGAATTAAAAAAGAAAAATGGTAGATCTAACGGGAAAACAAGAGGTTAAAGCCATTTGTCCAAGGTGCTTTGGGAATGGCTTTATTCGTCTACAAGGTGTACAATACGATTGTCCACAATGTGACAGCCAGGGTTGGGTTATGTTACCGGCCTATCAGTGCAGAAAAAACGTTGAAGGAGGCATAGAACCAAGATGGATGAAAACTGGAGAAACCATATGAGTCTTATAGAGAAGCGTATAGAAAACTTAATAAAAGTTATGAAAGACGCCAAGGATTATGACATGAAAATTATATGGAATAATAAGTTACAACAGCTTTTTGAAACAAGGAAGGCCAAGGCATATGAAAGACTTGAAGATCAAGCTAGAATGGTACACTAGCAATCTGCTGGTGTGGGTAATTTTAGCAATAAGTCCCTTCT